TTTCCCATGCTTAATGCGAATTAATTCGGGATTTATAGTTTCTATGACTAAATCTTGGCAAATATTATCCCCCCTCCACGTCGTGCGTTTGATGCGGTGGGTTAACATATCAATCTTATTAAGACATCGAATAGAATCTTCTGTACTTAACTTAAATATCACCATATTTTCAACAATTCTCTTTATCTCATCACAAGCATTCCTTACGTTCTCATTTCGTCGGGTCATTTGTTCCTCTCTTTGTAGTAATTAGTATTAGCGACCCTCTTGACAAGTACCATGTCCTTAGTCCAATAGGGCTTCTTAAAAACAGTGCCTTCCCAATGAGTAGCACCTTCGGCGTAGTCATGCTCTGCGCTATCTTCCCATGCGATTTTAGCTAACTTCCAGACCCAAGCGGGTTGCTTTGATACATGAGGTGCTTTAAGACCGTACACTCCCCTTAGCGTTCCTCTGTTGCGGATAGCAGAAGCTACGCATTGCATGGGTATTAGTGGCGATCCGTTGACCCGTTCCCCCGATACCTCACCAATAATAGCTTTAATAGCGTCCTCGTCCTTAATACTAGACGCATGAACAACCCCACAACTAGCGACCAAGAACACGATTGCTAGTGCCAATCCCCAACACAACACCACCGCTTGCGCTTCTGCTAGTCTACGCATTTATTCCTCCTTACAATGTTCCTTATGCAAAGTCATAAGGATAGGTTTATAAATTCTCCACCATTGCAGAGCTTCTTTACCGTCCATTTCTAAAATACTTCTATCGTCAAATAATTCCCATTCGCTAACTTTATGAAATTCACAACCAATCTTAAATTGCTCTTTTGTTATTAAAACATCATATTGCAATCCGTAAACAAATAACGGCGTTTTATCCAATTTTTCACCATTCAATTCCGCATAGCTCAATTCCGCAGAGCTCAAGTTCGCAGAGCTCAAGTTCGCATAGCTCAATTCCGCAGAGCTCAAGTTCGCAGAGCTCAAGTCCGCATAGCTCAAGTTCGCAGAGCTCAAGTCCGCATAGCTCAATTCCGCAGAGCTCAATTCCGCAGAGCTCAAGTTCGCAGAGCTCAAGTCCGCATAGCTCAATTCCGCAGAGCTCAAGTTCGCAGAGCTCAAGTCCGCATAGCGCAAGTTCGCATAGCTCAAGTTCGCAGAGCTCAAGTCCGCATAGCGGAAGTCCGCATAGCTCAAGTTCGCAGAGCTCAAGTTCGCCTTTGCTTTAATTGCCATTTCAACAGCAATCTTAATATTATCGGCTTCACATTCAAAAATTATGCTTAAATCAAAACGATTTTTAATCTGAATTCTAGACATTTTTTTTCTCCAATGCTTTTTCGATTGACCACCCGTAATAATCAATTCTCATTGATATTGTTGATACATTTGTTTTTAATTCCCTAGCCCAATCACTTAATAATTGAGTTTTTCCTAAATGAGTTAATGGTCTACAGAAACTTCTATTCCTGCTTTGTGTTCTAGGGCTTGCCCACCTGCAATTACTAGGGGAATATCCTTTTTTATTATTTTTTCTATCAATACTCATTCCAATGGGTTTCTGTCCCATATCTTTTAAAAAATTATCGTAATTTTTCCATCTCTTGCAAACAGTAATGCCTTTGTTTAGATAATTTTTACTATGTCCTGTATTCTTAGACGAGCATCGTAAAAGAATGTTTCTCCATGTCCAATATGTTTTAGTGTAAGACTTTCCAACTCCCACTTTAAAGAATTTTACTTTGTCATCATCATATTGAATTTTCATAGTTCCCCCCATGTTTTAGTTTCGTATTCGATTTCCTTGTCCTTTTCTTGCTCTTCTAGGCTGTCTTTAGCCCACAAGTCTTTAAAAACAGTTTTTAAGAACATAATGACTTTAGACATTTTAAAATTTTCCTTGTTTTTAGCCAGTTTATACAGGCTATTTTCAACGATTTAGTCCATTTTCCTTTAAAACGGGTAGTAGTACGCTAAACCCTCACCCTATGCAATTCCTGTCCATACTTCAAAGCCGAACCAACTAGAGAGTAATACTTGTCCAATGCTTCGTTCAAGTTAGGGTACGGCTGTCTCATAATAAGCCCGTTCTGATCCCGTAAGTCAACGAAAAAGACAGTCTCTAAGCCATTGCCCTTATACTGCGTTTCTCTCCATAGCTTGATGTTTGACCCTTCTTCGGTCGCTGTGTCCTTAATAACGTGAGTTGAGCGGTTCATACTCTCACCTTCGCTTGTCCTATGGCTTGACATGCGTTAAAGATAGCCCTATTACCCTCTTTCTGGTGCTCAACATCAGGAACACATGTCTCTAGTAAGTCAGATATGACCTTAACCAGCTCAATCTGGATATTAGCTTGGCATTCTTCGCAGTGATCTTGCTCGTTCTTATCGTGGATGCAATTCATACTTTCCCCTTTCTGCCTTCGGCGTTGGCGATTAGTTTACAAGTAGCGCAATTTTTCCCCATATTAGACCGCCTTTCTATTGTGCTTTATTCTATTTTATGATACATTTGTTTTATTCCCCGCCAAGCCTCTGGAGTCGCTAGCGTCTCTAAGCTCACTTTGGGCGGGTTTTTTATTGAATAAGTTTATAGACCAATTCCAATTCACCCTTGACGCTATTATCACGCACAAGTCCGGTGTTATAATCAAAGCACATTCCTCTTTGTTCGGTATGTCCGATTAAATACTCTGCATCATGGCTTCTGTAATATCCCTTTTCACGATAGAATTGACCGCTTCCGTCGCTCATAGCGTCGTTCATTTCCGCTTCTTTGTTTCTAATGGCTTCCCATCCGTCTTTTATCTTCTGTTCTTCCGGCGTTAATGGTCTTTTACCCGTTCCATATATTTTAATATTCACGCCGTCAAATTCCAATAAAGACGCCTTTGGATAATCAAGCCATATTTTAGGCTTTGAAGGTGTTTTAAATGCAAGGGAATTGCTTTGCGTGTGTATAACTTCTCTTTCCTCGTTTACTTCTTTACCAAAACGAGAAACTAATAAAACCTTTGTGCCTATTGCCCATGCTCTTTTTAAGTCCGATAATGTTTTCATAATCTCCCCCGTTTGTTGTGGTTAGTTAATAAACAAAACCTAATGACTCAACTGCATTGCGAAATGCTTTTCTTAAATCCGGCAAGCGGTTATTAAGGAACGAAGTTAATTCTTCTTTACTCGCCTTCATTAAATTAAATTTGTGATCTGTCTCTAAGGCGCCGTAGACGATAGTTGATTTTAAGTTTTCTTCATTTTTAGCGTCTTTATATTTCGTATAACCTGCCCAATAAAGCGCATTAGCGATGTAGTGCATCGGTTCATCACTAGAAACAAGATGCCATTTAAAGAACGGTATTAATTCTGGAAAGTGCTTTGCTATTTCTTCGTGAATACATCCGCAAGAATCTTCTAGCCAATGGTTATTCTTTCCTTTACGGTTAATTTCTCCAGTTATAGCAAAGTTATTATGACCATTATTACATTGATCGTCATAACGTACGGTTACGGTGATATTGTATTTATCACCGTTTTCAAAATACTCTTTTGTCTCAGTCAATATTTGTGATTGCGTTAGCTTGCTTTGTTTTTGTCTGTATGACTCGATTGTGCGTGTGTTGTTAGTTTTCATCTCTCGCCCTCCGTCGTGGTTGGTAATGAGGTTATCTAATCGTTGCTCTAATATCTTCATTGATAAGGTATTGCTCGGCTTCCGACTCGGTATAGAAAAGCTTGTTTATAAAGAGAATGTTGTCATCTGTGAATAATTGCCCATTGCGATATGTAACATAAGTCCAGGTCATCATCTCTTAGTGTCCTTTCGTTGTGTTGTTAGTTGGTTAGTAACTCGCTATCTGCATCTACACATAGCATGCCATATGATATAATCAGTGTCAACACTTATTTTAAAAAACATGTCTAAGTCAATAAGTGAGTCAACGATTGAATAGACAAGTATTGCATTTATAACGCCAATAACACTAGAAATAGCGTTATTTTGGCATTGTTTATTCTACACTGTATATACAACTATTATTCTTTACTTTACTAGTGTTATAAGTGTTATAAGTGTTATTCTCGACGAGATAGGTTGAAAATTGGCATTGTGCTGTTGGCGTGATAGACGTTGTTATATATATAATATATATAGGCGAGAATTTGACTTAGACGTAAAACGACTTAGACGTACTACAATAGTTATTGTTAATAATATAATTTAATGGTATAATTTTTGCATGAATGAAGAAGTTATTAAGACCGCTTTACCAATGTTAGAAGCATATCCAAATATGAATATAACGCAGTTAGGAATGACTGTCTTATATCTCGCCGCGATCCGCAGTAATATGGGTCATGAAAACTGTCAATCAACAGTTCGTGATTACATCCACAAAGAAGGTTTAACGCCAGACGTTGCCTTGTGCCTTGAGTTTCTAGAACGCGAGATATTATCTTTGCGAAAGTCAAGAGTTGACATTGACTACTGGAAGGTTGGCAACAAGGGTGAGTTCAGACCAGACTAGTGTTATTACTTAGACAATATACCCCAACAACATTATGACTTAGACGTGCTTGACTTAGACGTTTGATGATGTTGACTTAGACAGGGTTCCCTTTAGGTGGGTGGTGGGTGGAACCCCCCTCCCCAGGGGTTGTATAGATATAAAACCCCACACCAATCCGCTACAAAAATTTGAAACTCTCTGACTTAGACGTAGTACCACGGTACAATATCCTTGAAATTATTTTTTGATAAAATCATGCTGTTAAAAAATAAAATAAAAATGAATTGACATAAGTTGTTGTGAATAATATAAGTAGATTGTGAGTAAGACGCCTACCAAAGTTAAGAAATCTAAGTCACCTTCAGTAGAGACTGCTTTTGCTAATAGTGTAACAGTCACATCCTCGTCGGGCATCCTTGCTCCTAGCGACGTTCCTCCAATGGTCGTCCTTCCAACTAACGACATCCCTACCACCATAGACCGCGTAAATAATATCACACAAAAAGAAGAGTCGTTGTATAAGGCTGGTGTAACTCGTCGCAAGGTGTATGAGCGGATAGGAGAGTTATTAAATGCAACTAAGCGGGTGGTAGGGTATGACTCGAGGGGTATGGAAGTGGTGAGTGAAGAGCCTGATTTAGGTCGTCGTAAAGAAGGTGCGGAGTTAGCGATGAGGGCGTTTGGGGACAGCAAGGAATTTTTGGCGGTAAATACTCAGGTAAATAATGTGATGGATGTAAAGGCGATAGTTGAGGCTATAGCTAAGGCGGGCGACCGTGGCGGTAAGTGACGAGCAGATAGAAACATATAAGAAATTGCGTGGAAGTCTTGAAATATTTGCCAAGACGTTCTTTGAGGAGATGATGTACAGCGACACGCCGGAGTTCCATCGGGAGATATATACTTATTTACTTACGGAGGACAGGGTAGCGTTAGCGGCACCTCGGGGTTTTGCTAAGTCAACGATTACGTGTGTTTTTTATCCGCTGTGGATGGCGTTGTTGTTGGTTCGTCGTGACATATTAATTATTTCAGCGTCGGAGACACTAGCGGTCGAGTTCTTGCGTAAGATACGGATGGAGATACAGGGAAACGAGAAGTTGCGAGCGTTGTTCGGAGACCAACAGTCGGACAAGTGGACTGAGAACCATATCGTGTTACGCAATGGAGTGAACATCAGGGCGAAGGGTGCAGGTGGACAGATACGCGGGTTTCGTCCTGACTGCATACTTCTCGACGACATAGAGACAGATGAGTCGGTAGAGTCGGAGGAACAAAGGAAGAAGTTGAAGGACTGGCTATTTAAGGCTTGCTTAAATACGCTTTTACCGGGTGGACAGTTGGTAATTATTGGGACGTTGATACATCCGTTGTCGGTGCTAGGTGATTTGTTAGAGACTCCTCGGGTAGGTTGGATTAGACGTAAGTACACGGCGTACACCGACGGAGTTGAGGGTAGTGGGCATGAGTTATGGCCTAAAGCACGACCACACGATTGGCTACAGGCTAGGAAAGGGGAGATAGGTTCTTGGGCATTTGCAGCGGAGTTTATGAACGACCCTCGGGCAGACGCTTCAGCACCGATAAAGCAAGAGCAGTTAAGACATTGGAAAGAACTACCAAAGCAATTTAGCTGTGTAATTACCGTAGACCCGGCTTATAGTGAAGATGAGAAGTCAGACTTTAAGGTAGCAACGTGTGTTGCGATAGATCAGAACCAGAATAGGTACTTGCTTGAGTATTTAAGAACGCACCAGCCGACGTTGGACTTCATGGACGGCGTTTTAAATATGTTCTTACGCTATAGAGGGATGATAACGGCACTTGGAGTACCTGATTCGGGGACGGAGAAAGAGTTTTTTAGGTCATTTTGTAATAGGGCTATGGACAGGAAGCTAAGTCCACCGATAGTAGCACTTAAAAACACGTTTGTAGACGCATCGACGGGGACAAGCATAAGAAATAAGAAAAAGCGGGTTATTGCATCGCTACAACCGTTGTTTGAGCAGGGACGATATTACATCCATGAAAACCATATTGAAGCCCGTGACGAACTACTCACAATCGGTAGCTCGCGGTGGGACGACATCGTAGATACAATGAGCTATGCGGAACAATTATTACAGCCGATATTCTTTGAGGATAAGAAGAAAGATTATTACGAAGAAAAAGAAAACAATTTAATGGTCGCTAACTACGGAATTGACTAATGAAAAAAACTAAAACAGATATTTCCACGAATATAAAGAAGATGGTAGAAGATTCTATTGGAATGACATCGACTTGGGAGCAGAACCAAGTTAAGTTCCATAAGATGAGAATGAGAATTAAGAAGACGAAGAATTTTCCATTTATCGGTTGTGCAAATATCCGTATGCCGACGATAGAAACGAAAATCCGTAAATTAAAAGCTGCGTTAAACAATGTTATTTTTGGTATTAGACCTATTGTACAGGTAATTCCTTCTCCTGGTTCTAGCTGGCAGACGGCAATTAAGATTGAGAAATTTTTAGACCATTTACTTATGGATGTAATTAAAGTCCGTGAGAAGTGCATTATTTCCGTTGATAGGATGTTAGAAAAGGGATTTTTCTTACTAAAACCGTACTGGAAAACAACGATTATTAAGCGTGTCGAGAGCCTTGATATGAACGAGCTGTCTATCGAAGATGCTCTATTTATTTTTAATGCGCCCGACGAGCAAATCAAGATGGCGATTGTCAAAAAGTACGATATTGACATGAGTGATTTAGTTGCTAAAGAAAATAATATTGAACTTGAGAAAGTTTTAGACGCAATTAAGTCAGGGGACGAAGAAATTGATATTACTGTACAGGACGTTACTTGCAATTATCCTGATATTGCATTGTGCGAACCTGAACGTGTGTATGTACCGACGGATTCAGGGTATAGTCCACAAGACAACTCTTGGATTATCCACGAATTTTTTATGTCGATGGAAGACTTGAAATTAAATGCTGAAATTAAGGGATGGAGCATTGAAGGTGTATCAGAAATTATGAATTACGCTGACGAGCGAGATAATTCACGTAATAAAAACATTGAAATTACAAAAGATTTGCGTGAAGGGATTTCACAGCTTAATCGTGACGGTAAAGTTAAGGTATGGGAGTTTTACGGGTTAATGGACATTAATAACGACGGTGTTCCTGAACAGTGCGTTATTACAATGGCTCCCGACTTTAATAAAGTAATGCGTAAAATTGCTAATCCGTTTTACAGCGGTAAACGTCCATTTGTAAAGATGTTTTACGAACTTACCGACGACAGATGGTTTTCGCATCGCGGCGTAGTTGATATTGCGGAAGATTTGATTAAGGAAATTGACGTACAGCATAATATGAAGTTAGATTCACAGACCACCCGAAATGCGCCAATGATGTTATATCGGGCTGGAATGGTTAAT